GAATTATCTTCTGTTCGATATACAGACCCGCAGCTTTACCTCGTGCAACTTCAGCATTAACTGCAGCTGACCAAGCTTTCTTATCTCTAGCTTCGTTTCTTAGTTTAGCTAATTCAGCAATATGATTTGAAAATGTAACTTGATATTGTTTCTGCCATTCTTCTCTTAACTCTCCAATGTATTGAACTACAAGTGGATATAATTTTGGATTCTGTAATTTACTTGCAGCTTGTCTAGCTGAGTCTTTTGCATAACCCGCTTCTATTGCACACTGAGTTGCAGTCTTTCTACCTTGTTCAGATATTAATATGTTTGCAAATTTAATCTGTTGTTCTGTCAGTTTCTTCGGTAGTCCCATTCTGCTCCTCTTCAAATCCTTCCATTAATTCTTCATGTAAAGTTTTTTCTTTTTTAAATATTTCATCCCAACGTTTACGATAAGTATCGTTAGTTGGTCTTGATCTTCCATCGTATTGTCTGCCTTTTTCCTGCGACATTTTGTCCATCCTTTTGCTATTGATATTTAAGGTAACAATGATAATATGTCAATAGTTGTTATGGGGAATATATTAACAATACAACAAATGTATTCTGGTTCCCCCGTAATTACCTTTGTGTTGATTTGACATTGGGGTCTGGCTTACGAAACTGTCTCACTGCAGCTGATACTGAGGCCCCACTGTTTTTAATTAGAAATTATGAACGCTAGACATTTAAGACAAGTTTTAGATAAAATGATGAAAGGCAACTTGCATGTTGGTAATGCAAGAATTCAAGTTTGTTTGCCTGATGGAAAATATTATGACATTACCTCTTTACAACTTTTAGAAAATAAGTTATTGGGAGCTAGAGAGACACATCGTCTAGCCTTCACTATTAAAGCTGAAACATGGAATATGGGAAAGGTTTTAAAGAAAATCGACTAGCCTTGTTGCCTTGAAAACAACATGAAACCAGAGACTAAATTCTATGGACAAATTAAAAAATATATTACTAAAATATCCTGGATTAGGATTGAAAACCTTGCTGTTCCTGGTACTCCCGATCTATTGGGTTATAATAATAACTGCATCTTTTTCACTGTTGAGCTGAAATATACAACAACCAACAAAATAAAATTTTCACCGCATCAAATTGCGTTCCATGTGAAACATCCACTCAATACATTTATCATAGTTTTGGATGCCAGAGACAAGCTTCCAAAACTTTATGAAGGCTCCTGTATCCGGGACCTGGTAGCCGGAGGCCTGAAACATAAACCCAAAGTATCAGGGTTCAAAGAAATCGAAAAATTTTTAGAGCTTGTTGCTTGACGCTTGTGGCTTGTTGCTTGCTGCTTGTGGCTTGTTGTTATTTATCCTGCGACATATCGTCACTGCGACAATTTGTCGCAGCTGCTTGACGCTTGGTGCTTGCTGCTTGAGGCTTGTTGCTTGTGGCTTTGGCTTCAGGATTCAGGGAGGCTTCGAATTCCTTCCGGATCTTTTCCAGCTCTTTGTAATAATTTGGATGTTTAAACATTAATGCTTGCCGTATATAACAGATCTAATATCTTTATTCCAGCATTGTCGACAGTCGCCGCATTTACCATCTTGATCAGGAGCTGGGCAGGTACGTTTACCTTCTTGAGTCGTGACGCCTGAGTCATGGCTCCAGGCCTTTGGCGCTGCTTCTAGATCAATCTTACTTCTTGATAATCTTATCACCAGGTTAGCTGGAACCTCTTCAGGGTCCGGCAAGTACTGACGCTCTTGAGTTGGTAACCAGTGTTTGGTATCCGGCGTTAACCTGCAGACTTCTAAAATTTTTTGCATATGCTCATGACTCTGTACGTCTCCGGCATCGTGCCATCTAAACCATTTTTGATTTTTTATTTTAGCTGCCATTGCTTCAACCCATTGCGGGTGATCAATTGCCGCCAGTCTTCTGTATTGCGCTGCTTTGATAGCTGGATATCTTGTATAGTTACCCTTCAATGCATAACAACCATAACACGGTGATGTTTTAACTTTTCTAAGCTTCGAACCGGTTTGACATGCCCATGCTGGCAGGCTGTAGCTCAGGCCCGGCATCTTAGCTGTTCTTGTAAATGAGTCTGTTATTTTTATTGCTTCGTTGATTTTCATTTTTATACCTTTCGTTGAAATCTATTTTTAACACGTATACCAGGAGACTTGAACCTGACAGATTGACGCGCGACATTTTGTCGCAGCTTGTTGCTTGGCGCTTGATGCTTGTTGCTCAATTCCTGAAAGAACTTCCTGCAGCTGGCCAGGTACGCCGGAGGCAGGCTGCCATGGTCCCGGATGAAATAATGTGTTAGATCTTTTTTTAATATTCTCATAACTTTCTCCTTTTGTTGTTCATACACCAGCAACGCCATCCTGATCAGGGAAGCCAGCGCTACTGGTCCAAGTATCGACGCTACCCTTTCAGGTCACTGCTTAGGTCCAGGGAAATGCCATAGGCAAGATATGTACCCCTAACTTGGTATCATTAGCAGGGCCAAGCAAACCCATAAATCGCGTGGGTCTATATGGATGCATCCATAAGCTTGGTCCAGCAAATAATGATCAGTCACTATGCTACGCGGGGCCTAGAGGTCGCTATTTATCTAGTCTCATCAGGGGCCTATTCCGATTACCTTCACCCGTGTTCTAGTGTTTATTCTCACAGTCAACAATGACTGATCCCAGATCTCTGGATTGAGGCCCGACAGTAATTGTTTACCGATGCATCAGGGCCTAACACTGTATCCAGTGCCAGAGATCAGGGATCAGTGGGCTATACTCGGGATCAAACCTTTCTAGCCGTGATCCTACCAGTCCTCCAATGGCTATCTTCCAGGAGGACTGATATTGTAACTATATCATCTATTCATTCTCAATGATATTGTCCAAATTGTCGCGCCATCGCTTGACGCTAAATTTTAAATGACGAGGTTTGCCATAGTGTAATAAGTCAAAAGTTTCCTCATGCTCACCAACCATATTTTCCTCATCAAATAAATTTTTTAAAGTTTGATATTTACTTAAATTAAATTCTGTCATTTAAATCTCCTCAACCATATCAACTTTAATATTCTCCATACCCATTTGCTCAGGTTCATCTTCCCTTGCATCAAAGTATTCATCATCATGATTTTCAAAAAGTTCTTGGGCTTTCTCTTTTGAGTCTGCCTCTACTATTACATATTCCCAGACATCGGCAGTGTAATGAACTTTATATCTTTTTTTCATAACTTTCTCCTATATTTGTTATTCTAGAATAATATCACAGGACAATCCTATTTTCAAGAAAATAATTAAGGTGCGACAAAAATGACCAAGTCAAGAAAAAAATGCAGGGTGCGACAATATGTCGCAGGTGCGACAGTATGTCATGTTTCATGTGAAACATAAATTTGTTATAATGAGTTTCAATTAACCAAAGGAGTAGAATGACAAAAATAAGAATGAATACTGAACTACGAAACAAGTTGTTCAATAAAATAAAAAATGTCTTTGAGAATGAGGACACGCAAGAACGAGAAGATTTCTTGTCAGCAAGAGAGAGTGTTGATTATCATTATGACATAGCACACAAACTTGCAAAGCAAGTTGTTGAAAGATCATATCCACCAGAAGATGTTGCAACTTTAAGACACTTTAAAAAGAAGTATGGCAACCCTTGTGATGTTGTTGCAAAAGATAAATGTTTTTACTTTGCACATAGTGAGGACAAAGATGATGAGGGCGATATTAAAGAAACTAAATCACATTTTGATTTTGGTTTGTTTGGTAATCTAAATGGTAGTGAGTATAGTGATGAGGAGGGAAAGAAATTTGCAGTTGCATATTTTAGAGAAGAATTAAAAGCTATGGATTGCAACCCAGATATCTATGCACAACAATCAGAAAACAAAGACAACCCACATAAAACAAAACATGTTGAGGCTTGTATGAAAGCACTTGGATATAGTAATGGTTATAATAGTAGTAATGAAACAGGCATGACTAAAACTTTTAATGACCAATACTATCTTGATGTAATTGGAACATCTTATTGCAGATCAAGAGCAATCGCATGTACTAAAGATGAGTATGAAACTTTTAATGATTGGCGAATTGCAAAAGGTAATGTTGTCACTAAACACCAAACATGGATTGATACAATTCAAAAACAATGCGATCAGTTAAAGATTGGATTGAAAGCATACAGATACTTGAGTGAGGGAATTGAACTTGCAACTGAACTTGGCATACAAGTTGATGAGGCAGAATTAATCCGAACTAACTCAACAGGATTGACTATCTATAATCCGAGCAACCTTGCAAATATGATTAAGGGTATGAAAAACAAACATCAATCAAGAGAGGCTAAAATATTGGCAAGAAAAAAATACGAAGAAAGTATAAATTAATACTTGACTATGGGGCTATTCTATGATAGGATAGTCCCATAAACAACAAAGGAGAAAGATATATGAAACTAGAAAACAACGACACTTTTGCAATCACATGGAACGCAGAAAAACACAAAACTAGAATATTTAGAAAAGCTTTGTGGAATGAAAAATGCAGACAATGGATAAGTAAAAAAGGCGACAGACTTTTG